CGCTGCACCCCGGCTCCCGAGGTGCGTGCCGACGAGCCGAAGGCTCGCATCGAGGCGGTTCCGTTCCGTGGCAAGCTCAAGGCTTTCCGCTCGCACGAGGACGCCTTCAAGAGCGGCATGCAGCTGAAGGCCACGCTTCTCCGCGACGCCGACGCCAAGCGGTGGTGCGAAGACGCCGGCATCGAGGTGCGTGCCCAGGGCTCGACGGGCTCGACCACGGGGGCGGCGTTCGTGCCGGACATCCTCCTGTCCGACACCGTGCTGCGTCTCGTCACCGAGAACTCGGCATTCGCGTCCAACGCTCTGAACATTCAGATGCCGAGCGACGTGGTGCTCGTCCCGAAGCGGACGGCCGGTGCGACCGTGAACTGGCAGAACGAGAACGTGGCGATCACCGACAGCGACCCCACCTCGACCCAGGTGACGCTGACGGCGAAGAAGTGCACGGCTGCCACCAAGATCGCCAACGAGCTGCTCTCAGACGCGGTCAACCCGGCGGCCTACGCCGACTGGATCGCGGCCGAGCTGGCCCTGTGCCTGACCAACGCGATCGAGAACATCGCGTTCAACGGCAACTCGGGTTCGGCTCCGAGCGTGGCTGGCATCCTGACCAGCAACGGCATCCTCGCGGGCTCTTCGGCGACCTACGCCGCGAGCCTGGTGACGGCGGCCGGCGACACGCCGGATGAGGTGACCAAGGCGAACCTGCTGCGGATGATGGCCCTGATGCCCTCCCACAGCCAGAACGGTGCGAAGTGGTACGTCTCGCCGTACTTCTTCGCGGATTGCATGCAGGCCCTCGACGCCGCTCAGGGCGGGTCGGTCGGTCTGACGCAGGGCCTGGGCCTGACCTTCATGGGCAAGCCCGTGGTGCTGACCGACGAGATGCCTGGTGCCGGCGACCAGACGGGCAACGTGATGGCTCTGTATGCCAACTTCGCCAACGCGGCGATCTTTGGCACCCGCCAGGGCATCGACCTTGCCTCGAGCTCCGAGGTGGCCTTCCTGAGCGACCAGACGGTGCTGCGTGCGACCGCCCGCGTGGCGATCGCGTGGCACACGCTGGGCAGCGACACGGTCGCCGGCCCGGTCATCGCCCTCAAGGGTGCGTGAGCCTAACGGCTTGACGTGAAGTGCAAACTGGGCGGGCCGCTCCACAACGGGGCGGCCCGCTCTTGTTTGCGAGGTGCCCATGCTGGTTCGCGTCGGCGGCACGGAGGTTGACATCCGTGTGGAAGCCATCCTGTCGATGCCGCGCTTGAGCTTTACGGCGAACCATTTCGCCTGGTGTCAGGCGCTCATGCCGCTTGGCATTCGTCCAACGATGGGCACTGGTGCGTTCTGGTCGCAGGTGAATACCCGCGTGATGGAACAGTGGATCGACAAGGCCGAGTATCTGCTGACCATAGACTACGACACGTTTTTCACCAAAGAGGACGTGGAGCATCTCTTTGCCTTGGCGATGACGTTCCAGTGCGACGCCATCACCGGCCTGCAGACGAAACGGGAAGACGGCCGCCCGATGCTCACGCTGAAGGGCATGCTGGACAACCCGCCGCCGGACGGCAGCACCAAAGTTGACAAGGCGTGGTTTGCCGAGCCGGTGCAGGAAGTGGACTCGGCCCACTTTGGGCTCACTGTCATCAGCACGGCCGCACTGAAGCGGTGCAAGAAACCGTGGTTCTGGAGCAAGCCCGGCCCAGACGGCTCGTGGCATGAAGGCCGCGTCGATGATGACATCTGGTTCTGGAAGAACTGGCGCGAGAGCGGGAACAAGGTCTACGTCTCGCCCCGCGTCGTGCTCGGCCACGGCGAGTACGTGGTCACGTGGCCCGGCAAGAATCTCAGCAGCCCAGTTTTCCAATGGGCAACTGAGTTCACGAACACGCTGAAACGGCCCGAGTCTGCATGGAGTGTGCCCCAATGAAGAAACTGAAGTTCACCCGCTCGTGGCGTGGCTACCGCAAGGGCCAGGTCGTGGAGATCGCCGGCGGCCTTGCGGCCCAGCTGCTCGCCCAGCGGGTGGCAGTCGAGGACAGCCAGCAGACGCTAATCGAGACGGCCGCCATCGAGCACGACGCCGAGACGGCTGACGCCACGCCCAGGAGACGAGGACGCCGTGCAGTACCGAAGTCTGACCAGAGCGACGCCGCCAGCCGTTGAGCCCGTCACGATCGCCGAGGCCAAGGCCCATCTGCGGGTGGATGCCAGCGACGATGACACGTATATCGGCACGCTGATCACGGCGGCCCGCGAGTGGTGCGAGCAGTACCTCGACCGCACGCTGGTGCATACCCAGTGGGTGATGCGGTTCGACAAGTTCCCCGACAGCGGCATTCATCCTGTCGAGCTGCCACGGCCGCCAATGGTGGCGAGTGGAACCGCCACGGCCGTCACGGTGACGTTCACGCAGGAAGCAGGCGCGACGAGCACCTACAGCACGGCCGAGTACCGGGTGGACCGAAACGCCACGCCTGGGGCCATCCTGCCCACCTACGGCAGCACGTGGACGCCGCACCGGCAGGATGACAACGCCATCAGTGTGACTTGGTGGGCCGGCTACGGAGCCACAGGGGCAAGCGTCCCGGCGGCGATCCGGCACGCCATGCTCATGCTGATCGGCACGTGGTACGAGCGTCGTGCGGCTGCCGACAACGCAGGGGGCGGTGAAGTGCCGTTCGGCGTGAAGTCCCTGCTCGACTCGCAACGCTGGGGCTCCTACCGATGATCGACGCCGGCAAGCTCCGCGAGCGTGTCACGGTGCAGATTGCCAGCGGCACGACCAATGCCCTCGGGGAGCAGGTGCTGTCGTGGAGCAACTCGTCGGCCGTGTGGGCGAGTGTGGAAGGCGTCAGTGCCCGCGAGTCCATGATTGCCGGCCAGGAGCAGACGCAACTGACACACCGCGTGCGGCTGCGGTACCTGCCTGGGTTGACGCAGTCGATGCGGTTCGCGTGGCGTAATCGCACCCTGGAGATCGTCAGCCTGCTAGAGCACAAGAACCGCAGCGAGCACGAGGCCGTTTGTTCGGAGCGTACCGATGGCTGAGACAGTCGGCATCCGCATCACGATGAACGTGCCCGGCTTGGAAAAGATGCGGGCCGCGTTCGCAGCCTTGCCAAACAACCTGGCCGCCAAGCACATGGCTGCCGGCCTCAAGCGGGCTGCCGAGCAAGGCGGCACGCTGGCGGCTCTCAAGGCGAACACGCCGAAAGGCCCGACCGGCAACCTGCGGCGGTCTATTTCCGTGAAGACAAAGAAGTACCCACGTACCGGCGTCGGCATCGCCATCCTGGGCTACAAGAGCGGCCGCAAGATGAACGAGCCGTACGACAACACGAAACTCGGCTACCACCAGGGGCTGGTCGAGTTCGGCACGAAAGAGCGGTTCCGCAAGACCAAGAACGGCCGCCTTGTCTCTACCGGAAAGATGCCGGTGGGCGGGCGGTTTGGTCGGCCGCCAGTGCGTTCTGCGTGGGAGCAAACCCGCAGCAACGTCGAAGGCATGCTCGTGGCGGAAATGGAAAAGGCGTTCAACGCCGCCGTCAAAGAGCTGGCGTTCCAGACCATCGCTAAGGGCTCGCTATGAAATCCCCTGAGTTCGTGCTCCGCACGGCATTGGTCAACGCCACGGCCGTCAACTCGCTAATCAGCGGCCGGATCTACCCGCTGCGGTACGTGGGGCCGCAGAAGATCACCTACCCGCTGCTCATCTGGCGGCGTGCCAGGATAGAGCGTCAACAGGCGTTCAACGCCCCGGTCGGCGTGCCCCGCGTGACGATGGAGCTTTTTGCCTACGGCGAGACGTATGAGTCGGCCCGAGACCTGGCTGACAAGTGCCGCGTCGTTCTGGATGGATACGGCGGCACGCTTGACAATACGGAAGTGAAGCAGACGGCCCTCATTGACGAGGCCGACGATTTGGTGGAAGTGGAGGGTGCTGAGTCGCCCCTCTACGTGGTGAAGCAGACCTACGACATCTGGTGGCAGGAGACATAGTAAGCCATGGCAACCACGCCTCATGATTCCACGGGTACGTCTTTTACGTTTCCCGGTTTCACCGGCACGCTGACCGGCCTGACGTGGACCGTGGCCGACAACGCCGGCCAGGACAACATCGACATCTCGCACCTTGGCATGACGGCCGGAGCGACCATTCTGACGCAATCCCGCCCGCTCAAGGGCACCGCCGGCGACACCGGCAAGACGGTCAGCATCGAGTTCATCGGCACGGGCATGCTGGCTCAGGGTGCTACCGGCACGCTGACTGTGTCCGGCCCGATCTCGATCAGCGGCGGGGCGACGTGCAACAGCTGCACGATCACGCTGGCTGTCAATGACGTGGTCAAGGGCTCGGCTGAGTTCCAGTACAGCTGAACCACGGAGGTTTCCGTGGCGACGTACAGCACTGGGATCACGGCCACCTTTGACGGCACGGCGTTCGTGGAAGTCACGGGCCTATCGTGGCAGTACGGCGGCGGATTGCCGAAGGGCCGCAGCACGCTGTGGACTGACGAGGTCGGCAGCGTCAGCATCGCCTGCCTGGGCACAGCCAACATCAGCACGGCCAAGTACGGCACGCGCGCCGACCTTGTGCTGTCTGGGGGCGGAGTTTCCTTGACAACTAAGGCAGTCTATGAGTCGTTGAATGTCACGCCCGAGCTCAACGGACTGACCCGTTACGCCGTGACGTTCAAGATTCTTGACGGGTGAAATCATGGCATTGACGAAAGAGCAGATCCTGGCGGCGGATGACATGGGGCTCATGGAGATCAAGGTGCCCGAGTGGGGCGGCTCCGTGTTTTGTCGAGTCATGTCGTGCGGCGAGCGAGACGCCTACGAGAACGACTGGGTAGTCAACAAGAGCAAAGGCGTTGAGAACTTCCGCACCAAGTTTCTGGCGAAGTGCTTGTGTGACGAGAAGGGCGAACTGCTTTTCCCTGGCGACGAAGGTGTGCAAGCGCTGGCGAAGAAGTCGAGCAAGGTGCTCGGCCGCATTTGGACGAAGGCGATGGAGCACAACGCTCTGACCGACAAGGACGTGGAGGAACTCGCAAAAAACTAGCCATCCGCCCGACGAAGCGGTTCATGTTTCGTTTGGCGGGTTTCCTAGGCATGACGGTCAAGCAGCTGATGCGGGACATGGATTCCCGCGAGCTCAGCGAATGGATGGCGTACCACCGCTTCTATTCGCCGCTGCCTGACACATGGCGGGAAACTGGATTGCTTGCGAGTGCTGCCCTAGCCCCGTATTGCCCGCGTGGCAAGACACCGAAGGCGGAAGATTTCGTACCGATCGAGAAGGCACCGCAGCATGATCTTCAGTTGCTCGAGCAGCTGGAGGGACTGAAGCAAGCAATGGGCAAGTAATGGCGACGCAGATCGGTCTTGGCGTGCAGTTCACGGCGAATGCCAGTGGCATGACCAAGGGTCTGTCGCAGGTGGATCGCCAGCTGCAAAAGCTTGGACAGCAGGCGAGTGGTGCCGCCTCGCTGTTCGACTCGTTCACTCGCTCCAGTGAGGCGGCTGTCCAGGCCCAGCAGAAGGTGGCCACGGACCTGGCGTTTTTAAACAGTGCGTTTCGCACTGGCCAGGTTTCGGCCGAGCAGTACGCCACGGAACTCAAGGCCATTGTGAACGATGCGAACGCTGCAGCAGCGGCGTTTGCCGAAGGGGCGCGCGTCACGCAGCAGGTGGCGACCGCTGAAGAGAAACGCGCTGCAACGCTTGCCAGGCTGGGCGAACTGTTGCAGCAGGGTGCCATTTCCCAGCAGACGTACGAGCGTGCGGCTGCCGACGCGAGCGGTGCAAACGCGGCGGCTGCAAAGGCGGAGCAAGATCGCGCGGCGGCGTTTGCTCGTGCGGCACAGATCACGCAGGCGAACCTAACGCCGCAGCAGAAGTACGACCAAGAGGTGCAGGAACTCAACCAGCACCTGGCGGCTGGCCGTATCACGCAGGACACGTACAACGCAGCCCTCAATCGTGCCGCAAAGGATTTTGCCAAAGCCACGGTCGCTGCCGCAAAGTATGACGCTGCGGCAGACTCGGCCGGCACCGGCAACACTCTTGCGTTCAACGAACTCAGCGGAGTCCTTGCTGCTTTACCTGGTCCGATTGGCAACGTGGCTGGCCGAATCTCTGGACTGGCGTCAGCCGGCGAAGGGCTCGGCCGCGTGTTTGCCGGCGGATTGTCTCAGGGTTTTTCCGGCCTCGCCGCCTCGGCCGCTGGCTTGGTCAATCCGCTGACTATTGGCGTGGCCTCCGTTGTCGGATTTGGTGCCGCAGCCACTGCCGTTGCCAGCGGTCTCGCAAATCTTGAAAGTCGAGTCGAGGGTCTTGGGTTCGCGGCCGAGCAGCTGGGCACGGACTTCTCCACCATTCAAACGCTCGAGGAGGCCGCCAAGCGCACTGGCGTTTCATTTGACGCCCTGACAAGCGGGCTGCAAAAGTTTGCCGTAAAGCTTGATGAGTCGCGTGATTCTTCCAGCGGTGCGGCGAAGGCTCTTGAGGAACTCGGGATCAGTCAGGAGCAGTTGTCTGGCCTGTCACTCCCACAACAGGCTGACCTGGTCGCTACTGCCCTGGCTGGCATTGAAGACCCGGCAAGGCGGGCGGCTCTGCAGATGGAGTTGCTCGGAAAGTCTGGCGAGAATGTTCGCCGTGGTTTTACGGCAATCGAGGAGTCCAGCGCTGCCCTAGACCAGTTCAACGCCCGAATCAGTGCACTCGATAAAGAAAGAATCGCCGAGCTTGGAACGGCGTTTGATGACGTGCAGACCGCAATTCTTGGGCTCGGCACGAACCTGCTGACGCCATTTGCTGGTCTTGTCGAAGGGATTGCCACAGCCATCGCAGAGGCCATCGGCGGAATTACGGCAATCGTTGCGCCGATTGGAGATCTGCTTGCTCCGCTGCTTGACTCTGTCGGTGCGGGGTTTGGCGAGTTCGGCAAGACCGTTGGTTTGGTCGGCGACATTATCGGCACGGTTCTCGGAGTGGCCCTGACTCCGCTGACCAATCTTTTCACAGCACTAGCCCCGGCAATTAACCCCGTGGCCGGCGTGCTTGGTGTTGTGAACACGGCACTGGAGTTCATGATTGGAACGATTGACGCGGCAATCGCTGCGTGGAATCGCTTTGCCGAAGGCATCCCGCTTGTCGGTCAATACATGACCGTCGCCACTGATGAAGTCAGTGATGGCCTTGGTGAGATTCGCGCCGACGCGGAAGAGCCGATTCAGGTGACTGTCGAGCCTGACGCCGATTTTGAGCGTCTACAGAAGGCAATTGACAAGTCAAAGGAAACGCTGTCCGGCATTGTTGACGAAGCCGTGCAATTCGGAGACGAGGGATTCCAAGCAGCATTGACATTCCAAAACAAGCTGGGCGAACTGCAGGCCCAGGCTGAGGCTGGAATTCTAAACGAGACCGCATTCACGCAAGAGGTCGAGAAGGCGAAGAAGGCATACGAATCGCAGATCGACACTATCAAGGACGCCGAGAAGGCAGAGAAGCAGAAAGCCGACGCTGCGTCCCGGGCTGCGGAAGAAGCAATTAGCGCCGACAGAAAGCGAGTGGATTCGTTTATCCAATCGCAGAGATCGCCGGAGGAACGTGAGCGACTCGAGGCGCAAGAAAACCTAGTTGCGATCCAAAACGAACAGCAGCGCGCTGTCGAAGCGATTGCTGCGGCGCAGTCTGCCGGAGATGGTGCCGCAGTTCGTGCTGGGCAGGAACGTCTCTCGGCGCTTGAGCAAGCCGAGGCGAAAGCCCAGGACATTATTAGCGGCGAAGCCGCCGCAAGGCAGAAAGCGGAAGAAGAGGCCAAGAAGGCTGTTGCGGATCGCCAGAAATTGGAGGAAGAGCGTCAGCGGCGTGTAGGCGAACTGACAGAACAATACGCGGAGCGTGCAGCCGAGATTGAACGCGACCGCTTAGACGCACTGTCGCAGCGATCTAATGAGGCTTTGCAGGGAAACGACATTCGCACGGGTGCCGGTGCTTCTCAGTTTCTGGCTTTGGCGACCGGCCGCGAAGACCCGGCCGTTGAGGAGTACCGCAAGCAACTGCGTGAGTTGCAGGACATCAAGCGAGAGATTGCCAAAGCCAACGCCCCGCCGGTGGAGATCTAGCCATGGCCATCATCTCCTACCGCGAAGTCATCCCGCGTACGGCGTCACACAAGTTTGGCGAAAGCCCGACCGCCGAGCGGAAGTACATAATCACAGTCGATGAGCCGACGCCGACGCAAAATCTCGTCAACGCTGTCGGGATTTTGCATGCGTCTGCCCATCCCGAGTTTTCGTACTTGAAGTGCCTGAACATTCAGGTCACAGAGACTGATCGGCATCACGCCGAGATAACGTACAGCTACGAACTACCGAAGCAGGAAGAACTCGACCCGAATCCGCTGGCACGGCCTGACGTGTGGTCGTTCTCTACTGGCGGTTCACAAGTGCCTGCCCTCGTCTACTACGACGGCAGCGGTAACAGCAACAAGAAACCGCTGCAGAATACGGCCAAGGATTTCTTTGAGGGGCTGACCACGCTCGAGGCGGAAGTGAGAGCGTCGATCTCGGGCAACCGTGCGACGTTCCCGCTGGCCAATGCGGCCGCAGTCACGAACAGCGTGAACTCGTCTTCTTACCTGGGCGGTGCCGCTCACACCTGGCTATGTGCTGGGATTAGCGGGCAGCAGGCCACTGAGGTGGTGAACGACGTAGAGCTGCGGTATTGGCAGATCACCGTCGAGCTCGTCTATCGGGCTAGCGGCCACGATCTGCTGCTGCCCAATGTCGGCTGGAACTATCTCGAAGGCGGCGAGAAGAAACGGGTCTGGGTGAAAGACCCAGAGTCTGGCGAAAAGGTGGCGTCCGGTTCGCCGCGAGCGTTGACCACTGCTGGCGGGCTCAAGGATGACGATCAAGAGCCAGACATTCTCACTCGCCGCGTCTACCCAGAAGCAGACTTTTCCAATTACTTCGGCACGCCGCCGTTTTAAGGAGCACCGATGCCCGACATCAGCTACACGATCACTGGCCAAGTCAGCAAGGGTGCCCTGTCGCAGTCATTCGCTGCGTCTGGCGTCACGGCCGACATCGCCACGGCTGGCGTGCTTTCTGTCACGCTCAACCTGGGCACAGCCGTCACTCAGATTTCCACGGCCACGCTCGGCTCGCTTGGGCTGTGCTTCGCCCGTTCGCTGGCGAGTGCCACGACGCACACGGTGAGCTTCGGCCGCTACGCTGGCGGGACGCTGCACGAAACCGCCAGGCTTAAGGCTGGCGAGGCCGCTGTGCTGCGGTTGGCGGCTGGGGACTACGCCGCCAAGGCGGCCGTCGAAGGCACCCGCCTGGTACTGACCGTGTACGAGGACTGAGCCTTGGCACAGAAGCCAGACGGCAAAGCCGCGAAGACCGAGCGGGTGACATTCACTCGCCCGGCGGCGGAGCGTATTGCTAAGACCGTTCGCCGCGTCGAGCAAGGCGACCGTGGGGCGGAGCCGCTTGTCTTTGAGCGGATCGGCGGCGGCGTGCCGTACCGTCTGAGCGTCGCCACGTTCACGGGGGCATGGGCGACTGGCGAATCCAAGACGGTGACGCTGGTTGGTAGCACAAACACGGCGACGGTCTACAACTGGTGCAACGCAGCAGAGGATGGCGGGCACGTCGTTTTCGGCAAAGCCAGCGGCACCAACAGTGCCGTGGAAATCACCATGGGCGGCACTGCTACCTGCCGCATGACGCTCGGTGGCGTAGACCTGACGCAGCTGTCTGGCTATGACGCGGCCTCCATTCAGCTGCTCGGGCACAACACCACCGGGCCGTGCCTTGAGTGGTACTCAATCACCACCTGCTCAACGGCCACCGCCGCATGACGCTCATCACGTTCCAAGACGGCAAGCCCGTCCTGCGTGACGGGAAGGTCGGCACTGAGCAGGCGTGCTGCTGTGGCGGTTGCTTGTGTGGCGAGTGTGCCCTGGCGGTCGTTGTGAACGGCGTCAGGGTCAACACCACCGTGATCGGATCTACGTCGCTTGAGACTGAATGTGCAGGCACCGGATGTTCCGGATATGCAAATTGGTACGAGCCTGCCGAGACCGACGAATACGGATGGACGCTGGTTGAGTGTAATACTCCGCCTGCCTACCAGACTGCATGCGAAGACGCTTTTGAGCTGTGCAATGGATACTGCAATCCATCGGCTCAGGATGGCTTTGAGACACTTGTGTCTTCCTGCAACTATCGGGCTCGTGCCTGCCTGTACTGCACGGAGTCAGGCGTCACGGCAAGGGTGTACTTCTACTCGCTGTTTTTCTATGGCTGCCGGTGGTGCGACGGTACAGGTGCATACACAGGAGCCGGGCGACTCTGGTACGCCGACTACACGCTCGATGCCCTCCCGTCGTGCAATGGCGAGTCGTTAATGACTGCCGGCGAGGATGTGGAGCTATTTCCAGATGAATGCCCGTACTTCGGCATTTTGTCCGTGTGCGAAGCCTGGGACGCCGGGTTCACGGATCGCATGTGCGGATGTGGCCTAAGCGTGTCGCTGTCCTGTGCCAACCCACTCCCGTGATCCGCTGCCGCCTCGCACATCTTGAGGCCCGGTGCCGCGAGCGTGGCTACACGCTCGACGAGGTGCGGCCGTGCATCGTAAGCCAGGACGGCGACCGCCTGGTGGTGGATGAGGCCCACCCGGCGTACCCGCGAGCGAAGCCCGGCCTGGGCGACATGGTTGCCGCCGGGCTCGACGCCATCGGCGTCACCAAGGAGCGGGTGCAAGCCGTGGCCAGCAAGGTTGGCATCAAGGACTGCGGGTGCAAGAAGCGGCAGGAAGCGTTGAACAACCTCGGCCGCAAGTTCGGCATCGGTTGACGCCCCCGCTAGTGTGGCCGGTGAAAGGACTCGCCATGGCCGGCTGGCTGATCGCACTCACGGGCTTCGTCTACGCCTACGTCGCGGCGGATCTTGCGTGGCATGCAAAGTCGGGCCTGGCCATCGCGTACCTGGGCTACGCGTTTGCCAGCGTCGGCTTGTACATGGCGGCCACAAGGTGACGCATGCCCGACGATCACGTCTT